GGATCTGCTGATGGTCCGTTTGTTTACACCGGATTTAGGCCAGCATTTCTGATGTTTAAAAGGTCTGATTCGACTGGCGATTGGATCATATTTGATAATAAAAGAAACACGCATGAAGGCAACTACAGAGAGAAAGTTCTTTATCCAAATAAAAGCAACGCTGAGGAGACCAGTGCAGACGGCGACACAATGCTGTTCTTGTCTAATGGCTTTAAATTAAACAACGTTACCTATGCTTATTGGAACGCATCTGGCGGCACTTACATATACGCCGCCTTCGCTGAAAACCCCTTCAAAACTGCACGCGCACGCTAACTAATTAATTAACATTATGCTTATTTTAGATGGAAAGCCCCTGTCATATGACCGGGCATTTACTCATGATGGGATTCAATATCCTGCTAATTGGCTGCGCTTGGCTTCACTTGAAGAGAAGACAGCTATTGGAATTACTGAAGTACCAGGACCTACACCTTATGACCAACGCTTCTATTGGGGACCAGATCTTCCTAAAGACCATGAAGGTCTAGTTACTCTTTGGGTTGATAACACCAATCAAACTGCATATACATTGCTTGCTCCTAGTGATTGGTATGTCATTCGTAAGCAAGAAACAGAAGTAGCAGTCCCTCAAGATGTACTTGATCGTCGTGGTGAGATTCGTACTTACTGTGACACCAAACGTGAAGCCATCAGTGCAACAACAACGACTGATGAACTAGCTGCATACATTACATCCGCTGCTTATTCAGAGTGGGAACCACCTGCACCTACACCTGAGCCAACACCAGAAGAAATTGTTGAAACTCCAGAAGGTGAAGACTCAATTATCTTCAGTGCTGGTGTCACTTCAGGATCAATTCTATCTGGCGGTATCACAGCTGGTTTCAGCGAGGATACTATTTCATTCTCCTAGATAAATGATAGAAGCTTCAATCACCGTAGCTGTAGCTTGTGTTGCAGGCTTGGCTACGGCCTCGAATCGAATAAACAATCGAATATCAGATATGGATAAACGTTTAGATACTTTTGAATTACGTGTTGCGGATCAATACGCTAAACGTTCTGAACTAGCAGCATCTCTGCAAAAGTTTGAAGATCACATGATTCGGATTGAATCTAAAATTGACCAATTAACTTTAAAAAGATTATGATCACTATTTTACGCCCGTTATTACTATCCTTTGTTCAATCTACAGCTGTCAAGAAACTAATTGTAGACATGCTTGAAGCTCTAGCAAAGCGTACAGATAATACTCTTGATGATCAAGCTGTTGCAATTATCCGAGACAAATTACTCTAATGAAGAAAGCTCCTGAAGATAAATTCAATGAGCTTCATAATATCGTTACTGATGAACTCCTCACTCGTATTAAATCGGGTGAGGCTACAACACAAGATATTAAAGCAGCTATTGATTGGCTTAAACAAAACGATGTAACTGGTGTTGCTGTTGAAGGCAGCCCCTTAGACAAGTTGGTAAACCTTATGCCAACGATTGATCCAGAACTAGTTCAAACGAGGCTCTATGGCAAAAGGTAGGACTGCTGAGTTCTATGCCAAGAACCCAAAGTCTGCTGCTAAGAGAAGGGTTCAACAACGGGCATATAACAAGACAGCAAAAGGTATGCAGATCCGTACTGCTGCTAACAAGTTAAATAGAAAGCTTGGTACATACGGTAATGGTGATAATAAAGATGCTTCTCATACCAGTAAGAGTAAGGGAAAACTTGAATCACCTTCAAAGAACCGAGCACGGAAGGGTCATTACGCATGACACCATTACTTCCAACTCCTGATCATTACTTACACAACCTAATAGCCATGACGTCCTCTGAAGCAAAGCGCCTTTGGAGGCGCAGTATCAAAGAACATTTCGACTGCACATGCGCTTATTGCGGAAAAACTTATGACATTAACGAACTTACATTGGATCACGTCCAGCCGCGCTGTCATGGCGGTGGAGACATTAGGAACACAGTTGCAGCCTGTCTTAGTTGCAATCAGGAAAAAGGGAGTATCAATTGGAAAGACTATATAGGTCGTTTCCATAACCCACTAAGAGAACAAGTAATTAGTTCTTACATCGAATAAACCTGTACACATACGTATTTGCCCTGCCATTTGGTAGGGCTTTTTTTTTATGGCATTAAGTAAGGAAGAGTTAGAAGCTAGACAAAAAGCAATTGACTCTGGAAAATATCGCTATATCAGAAAAGATGGTGGCGAGTCTTATGACATTCGCAACATTAACAACCCACGACTGCAAGAGCGTTTTAAAGGTCAAGGTGGCAGAGACGAAAGAACAAGAAGCCGTATAGCCAATCGTGGTAATAACGATGATATTAGAAATCAACGAATCAATGGCCAGACCAATCCTGATGCTGATCGTAAAGCAGCTTCCGATTTTAAGGCTAAGGTAAATGGTAACGGAAACCATCATCACCACAAAGCTCCTATCGCTCGTGTAGACAATGGTTTAGGTAAAAAATATGGTTACCCTCTTCCGAAAGAAATACATAATAAATTCAATAAGAATGGTACTTTTTTTGGTGATGATGTTAGAAATTTTCAAGAACTTACACCTGAAGAGCATATAACAAATCCGGACTCAGTTCATCGTCAAATTGATAACCTTGACAATGGAATTAAAAGGGCAAAAGGATCCTTCAATGGACTTCGCATTAGAGCAGGCGGTTTACCTCAATTAATGCGTGGACCTAGAGGTTTTATCGTTATGGATATTGTTGAGGCTGTTGACGCACAAACCAATGGAGCTATTTCTGAATCAATTAACGGTGCAGTAAACGGAATTAAGAATGGCATTAACAATGGTCTTAATGGTCTTTATGATTTTGCTACTGATAATGGAATTATTGGTTTACCAACTCTTGATACAGAAGCCTTTATTAGTAACGCTCCAATTAAAAAAAGTGGTGTGTCATACGGACTACCAACACTGACCATACCAACCCGTTCAGATGACCTTTAAACAGCCCTCCCATCCACTAGAGTACACATATAACCTATGACTACTTACGACCTCCTTCAAGAGGACTTCAAGCTGTTTCTGCAAGCTTTATGGCAACAGCTCTCCCTACCTTCTCCTACACGTGCTCAATATGCTATTGCTGACTATATCCAATACGGTCCTAAGCGTTTACAGATACAAGCATTCCGTGGTGTAGGTAAATCTTGGATTACAGGTGCATTCGTTCTTTGGACTCTCTTTAATAATCCAGAAAAGAAGATCATGATCATCTCTGCTTCTAAAGAACGTGCAGACAACATGTCAATCTTCCTACAAAAACTAATCATTGAAACTCCCTGGCTCAATTATTTGCGTCCTAAATCTGATGACGCCCGTTGGTCCCGTATATCCTTTGACGTTAATTGCAGCCCTCACCAGGCACCTTCTGTTAAATCAGTGGGTATTACAGGTCAGCTTACCGGTTCTCGTGCTGACTTAATGATCTTAGATGACATTGAAGTCCCCGGTAACTCCATGACTGAACTCATGAGAGAAAAACTACTACAACTCTGCACTGAAGCAGAATCTATCCTTACTCCTAAAAATGATTCCCGTATTCTTTTTCTCGGAACTCCCCAAACCACATTCACCATATATCGCAAACTCGCCGAGCGTAATTATCGGCCATTCGTTTGGCCTGCACGATACCCACGTAATAGAGAAAACTACGAAGGGTTGCTCGCCCCGTCGCTCCAAAACGATCTTGAAAAAGAAAATAGACCGGCCAAACGGAGTAATAACCAAAAAGACAGTAGTAAAAAAACGTCGCTGTCATCCAATTACGGAAAGGACGATAATCCACTCACATGGTCACCCACAGACCCAGATCGATTTGATGATTCCGATCTTTTAGAACGTGAAGCCTCAATGGGTAGAAGCAACTTCATGTTGCAATTTATGCTCGATACAACCTTAAGTGATGCAGAAAAATTCCCTCTTAAATGTGCTGACCTTATTGTCACGTCCGTTAATCCTACTACCGCTCCTGATAACATCATCTGGTGCTCAGACCCACAAAACCTTATTAAAGACTTACCCACAGTCGGTCTCCCAGGAGATTATTTTTACTCTCCAATGCAGCTCGTTGGAGAATGGACTCCTTACTCAGAAACAATCTGCAGCGTTGATCCGTCGGGCCGAGGAACTGACGAAACAGCCGCATGCATCTTATCTCAGAAAAATGGCCTCCTCTACTTGCATCAAATGCGTGCGTACAGAGATGGGTACTCTGACAATACCTTGCTCGACATCCTTAGACAATGTAAAAAATACCAGGTAACTAAATTACTCATTGAAACTAACTTTGGTGATGGTATCGTTGCTGAACTCTTTAAAAAGCATCTCCAACAAACTAAACAAGCTATAGACGTTGAAGAAGTACGCGCCAATGTTCGTAAAGAAGACCGCATCATTGATGCCCTTGAACCTATAATGAATCAACACCGTCTAGTAGTAGACAAACAAGTCATAGACTGGGATTTTAAATCTAACCCAGATGAAGCCCCAGAAAATAGACTCCAATATATGTTATTTAGTCAACTCTCTAAAATGTGTAGAGAGAAAGGTGCTATTAAACATGATGATAGAGTTGATTGCTTAGCTCAAGGTGTTAAATACTTTACAGATGCAATGGCTATATCTGCTCAACAAGAAATCATTACACGTAAACGTGATGATTGGAATGACTTGATGGATGCTTGGTTTGATGATCCTCAAGCAGCAGCTTCACATATGGCATTCGGTATGGACCTAAATCAACGTAGACAAGCAAGACAACTAAAAGGTAAATCCTCTATCTCAACTTGGATTTAACCTACTTTTCTTTATATTTCACATCCCTCTCATACCAATGAGTCTCCAGGTACGCCCCGTATACAGGGAGCGGGAAGGGTGGACCCTCTTTCTGTGGAGGAAGGAATAAGGAATTAAACATTCCTCCTTCCTTCTTTACTATATATTCCGTGAATGAATATCTATTAAATCCTGCTAATACCCAACCCCAAGGCTTCGCCTAAAGACAAAAAATTCCTAACTCCTAATGATCTTGTAGATACTCAAAACTAACAACGAAGTTGTTGTTATTACTGTATCCACTTATCATCTATTGATTACATCGCTACTTCATATGCATACTATAGAGTATATACACTCTACTACTGATGGTGATAACCTCGTAGCTTATATGGCTAGAGTCTCTAATCCCTCTAATCAAAATAACAAAGAAACTGCTCCTCGTTTAATCTCTTACCTTATTAAACATAAGCATTGGTCTCCTTTTGAAATGGTTTCTATGTGTATTAAGATTAATACCACTAGATCCATAGCTACTCAAATCCTTAGACATCGTTCTTTCTCTTTTCAAGAATTTAGTCAACGTTATGCTCCCGTAACTACTGCTCCCGTAGTTCAAGACTTACGACTTCAAGATCATTCCAATAGACAGAATTCTATTGATTCCATGAATGAACACGATAAACAACACTTCCAATTACAACTTCAACAACATTATGAACAGTCTCGTTGGCTTTATAATCAAATGTTGGATGCAGGTGTAGCTAAAGAGTGTGCTAGAGATGTTCTACCGCTGTCTACTGCTACTACACTCTATATGCACGGTAATCTTAGGTCTTGGTTGACCTATTGTGACCTGAGAAGTGGACATGGTACACAATTAGAACATAAATTGATAGCTGATCAGGCTAAAGAGCTTATAGCTGTTCATTTTCCTCAGTGCTTTGCTGGTATGTGGCCGGTTTAACTTGTTAAAACGTACGTTCATCCCATTGGGACGCATGAAATCTAGATATGGAACGGGATCTAGATTGTGTTTTTCATTATGTCTAACATTATTGCACGGTTCATTGTTAATCAAAAGCTTAAAGCGGCTTACTATCAGTCTGATAGTCTCCGTTATAGGGGTGTAGCCTATAAAAAATGACATAATTTTGTCTGACCTATTATATATACGCCAGCCCATCGCCGTCCCCTTGGCCCTAGTTGTTATTTTGTGCTGATTAGATGTGGTATCTAATCGCGCAGGCACGCATGTGAGCATTAACGCGCACGGTATGTTCACGCATCCGTGCAGCGCGTGTTATTTTAATTTCTCGCTATCTGTCTGCCCTCCTTGGTTTTCGCTGAGATCCATTGGTATGACTAGGCCGTGTGACACTTCGGCAATTGATTTCTTGACTTTTGGCGGCTGACCTGCCATGTTTGATGCATCGACCGGCAACGACAGCAGCTTGCTTAGTCAGTCGAACCAAGCCTTAGTAAACATGATTTCATGACCTGAACGGGCTAACATTTCAAATTGTTACAGACCATAGCCAACCTGTCCACTACTGGATAGGTTAGGCACACGAACCTTGACAACTGAATATCCACCGCTGACTAAAAGGCGAGCTACCACGGCACCAGGTAGCCGGTGCAAGGGCACTGACTCAGCGTTAGGGAGCAGCAGTACAGATGTACTATTATGCAGAGCCACATGCTTTGTCTGATCATGGCAGCCTATGCAGGGCCAGCCCTGGTATGTACTTCGACTGGTGCACATAGGTGTTGAGTCTTATGGCTCAATTGTTCACTACGGTATCAACAATGAAAGTTTTGATCTCTTATTTAGAGGAGTTCGCTAAGTGTTACGAGGGTGACGCTTATGGTCTTGCATCTGACTTCGAGTTAGTTGTAGGAATCTCAATGAATGAAATGTGTGACAAGCTCAGCGATGAGATTGACAACTTCAAATCATCAATTGAGGAAGACTAAACAGCTAGTGGGTATTAAGTAGGAGTTCAACTCTCCTACCTAGCTATTGCTACTCGCTGAGAGTAGCCATTTAATCATGTTCATTCGTATTTCATTCCGTACATCTAAGTGCGTGGAGGTTATGTATGTTGACTTGATACGTGGTGTTGTTGAGGTTGCTTTCTTAAATGGAAGCATATATCAATATACGTGTGTATCACGACGTGCAATCTTATCACTTATGTGTAATCCATGCATGAGTCTAGGTCTATGGGTTAACCATAACCTACTTGCTTATGATTCAAAAACTGCACTATTTGGGGAGTGTGTCATTGTCAATCACTTTGATGCATACTATTATAACCAAGAGGTGTGTGTTTAAATGATTTCTCTACCCAATCCACCAATTCTTAAAACAATGACAACAGCTGCACATTCAGATCTAGCTACTAGACAAGAGCGTTTAGTTGGTGACGAGTTACTTGCGTTTATTCGTGGTAATGAATCAATGACTAAGCAAGAGCAATGCAATGGTGCTGGTTACATCAAGACCTTAAATGATGGGTCTATTGGTTGTAACTACACTGAATTCTACATGGCTTTACTTGAGGCTACAGGTATGAACATCTGCGCATCAGATACTGACGACAAAGAGTATGATGATTGGCATGATTCGCTTGAAGATCAAGATAAGGACTTGATCAATGAGATTCAAGAAAGGTGTGGTGACTTCAACAATTACACACCTGAAGAATGCCGAGAGTTTATGTATGAGTTGAGTGATCTTGGTATCACTACTGCATCACAGTTTGAGGATGCATTAATGTATCAAACATCAAGCCATAACGCTGGCGCTGAGTTTGCAGAGCACGAAGCAGATGATTATGGTTGCACGACCTTTATCGATATGCCATGGGTAGTTATTGATTGGGAAGCTAGTTGGGAACGTAACTTGTCACATGACTATTCAACAATTGAATTCAAAGGTGTTACTTACTTCTTCAGTAATCACTTCTAATCAATCTATTCACTGACGTATGAATAAGCTAGATATCATCGCGTTACAAGAGCAAGCGATCATTGATCGTAGTAAGGGGTTGCTTACACAGAGGCAGCTCCTAAGTATTATCTATCAACTTGACAGAAAATCTTTTGTTCAATGCAAAAGCTCACCAGGTTAATTGGTAAACGAATAGGTTACTTACCTATTTTTCTTTTCTTATGTATACTATTTCATGCACATATTGTGTATGTATTAGTTACTACATTGTTCACAATCATCATTATTGAGGTTAGTTAATGCCACTATTGGGACGTACAAAACATGAAGACTACGAGG